CCCATACGGAACGTAGGGATAAGTTAAACGCATATGGTGATGCAGAGTCAACAGTATCAATCTCTGTCTTAACAGTAATGTTTGAACCTACAGCGTTTCCTGTTGGTTCTCCTTGCATTTGGTAAGTAAAGACGTTACCAGATGCGGACGTGACCGTAAAACTTCCGTTATAAATTCCTGCATCAAGATCGGATTGCGGTCCAGTTGATCCTGTAACACCACTAACGTTGATGTTAACACCAACAGAAAATCCGTGGTCTCTGGGGTTATCAAACTCGTCAACAGTGACAGCCGTAGCTGTCTGTCCATTTCTTGTGATTTGTAAGACTCTGTATTCATCGGAGATAGGTCCAACGATTCTATTTTCCTCGACCCTTGCCTGAATTTGGTCAGTAGCAGGATCGCCAGAGGTATCGGGAATCGTTGCAAATGCTTTCGATACCTTCTGATAATAAATTTCTAAATCTGTTCTCTCAAGAATGTTTGGTACAGCAGAATAATCTGCATTAGGAACTGTGCCCTGAGAGATTAATGATGAAAGACTATTAACACCATCAGCAAACTCAAAACATGTGAGTCTATGGTGTGAGAACTTAGGTGCTAGTGTTTCAATTGAATCAGGTTTGAAGTATACACCTTCTTCAGCACCGTCAAAGAAAGAGAACTGCCAGAAATATGTACCACCAGTTACCTTGAAGATAGCAGTACGGGGAGGTACTTGCGCTTCAGTGTTAATACCCTTAGCAGCGTATACTGTAGGATATGGAACATACTTAGGAATGATCTTTGTACGACGGAGGTCAGTACCAACTAGAGAACAACCTCTAGGTACGATGATACCACCTTCAATTGAATTATATTTGTATAATACATTATTAGGAGAAGTCAAATCAAGGTTTGAGTTCTCATCAAGAGGAGCAACGTTTGTATAGAGAACATCACCTGGTCTGTTATCCACCACATATTCTGCTGGATACAGCATAATCGAGAAGGCATCAAACTCGTCGTTTGATAAACCAACTCGATAAGAGAATCTTGCTACTTCGAGAAATGCCCTTTGTAGTGACTTGAACGGACGCAATGCAGAGTTTCCCCTGTTGTCAATAGCATCAGATGCATCAAAGTCATCAGGGTTAACGTAAATAATACGTCCAGTTCTGGACGTAATAATATTCTTAAGTCTAGTAAGGGACATTGCCTACGCTGCTTTTTTGATTATTTATTAGGAACCGAAAACTCTAGTTGTCAATGCTGTAGAAGCATCTTGGAATCCAACTAGACTAAACATATTGTTTTGAGTTGCACTCTCAACAACCAATCTTTCGCCAGGTCCAACGACGAGAGATGTAATTCTGTCAACATTGTTGGCAGCATTTGTCTTATCTTTGGTAAGATAATTTTGATCTTCAAGTGCAGTAGTTGCAGTTGTCACTGAACTAACAGTTGCAAGAGTTCTTGTCTGAGCATTGTCTTTAGGAACATCTTGGAATGTACCAGATCCAGCAAAATCAGCAGATCCAACACCCTTGATTACCTTAAGTGCAGTTCCAGCATAAGAACGAACAACACCATATGCACCAGCAGTTTGAGCAGTTACAGTATAAGTTGTTCCTGCATCACTAAATGTGTCAGTGCTGTTTACCCAAGTTCCAGTGATATCAAACACATAGAACTCATCATATTCATAAATTTCAGAAACAGTGAAGGAACGGTCAGATCCACCATAGTTTGCATTAGAGGCAGTACCTGTACCACCATCATAGAAATAGAAGTTATTAGGTAAGTTAGAGTTACCACCAAAGGCAAACTGAACATATCCACTACCACCGTCACCATGAGCACCACTAGTTGTTCTACCAGTGGTAAATTCTGTACCATCATCAGAGTTACCAGCAGTATTATCAGGACCCCACTCACCATTAATGGTAGATGAAATACTGAAGTCTCTACCACTCATAGTAGAGTCAGATACATCAAAACGATATGTTCTGTCACCAAAGAGTGTAAGAGGAGAGTTGAAGAATGTACCGTATACTCCATTAGCAGTGGTAGTAGAGAATACAAATTCTTCTTCAGCAGTGCCAACACCACCTGTAGCAACAGTTGCTGTTGCTGAACCATTTCCTACAGAATCACCAGCAGCAAACTCAGTTCCAGAACCATTTAAGGTAGAAGGACCGATATACAAGATAGTTTCAGTTGCTTGGTATACTGTTGCAGTAGTTGTGTTACCACCAGTACCCTTTGTAAGAGTATCACCGATAGCAAATGTACCACTTACAGATTCAACAGTAATCGCACGAATAGAAATATCTTTAACGTAGATTGTTGTTACGGGAGGAATATAAAATGACTCGTACTTAAATGTCTTTTCACCATCAGTAGAGGTGAGAACTTGTCCTGGATTAAACTCATCGTTGATACTAATATTAGTATTAACTTTGATTCTATAACCAGTAATAATATCTCCTTCATGCAATTTGTATGTACTTGCATCAAGAACGAGATTTTGATCGAAATCTTTGAGAGCAACATCATATGCTGCACCAGTACCATCATTGGCGATGGTTAATACTGCCGAAGCAGATTGATCCACAGGAGCACTATACAGGACTGTATTAGTAGTTCCCGCTGGTTTTGCTTGTCCTAAAAGTCCTTGGTCTGCCATTGTTAATTAGAATCCTGCGTAAAAGAATTGTTGAAGACGGGTTTGTCCCGTTAAGTTAGAAGCACCGATACCAGCACCGAAGTTAACATCATCAAGGGTAACGTTATCAGTAGAAAGAAGTGTCGCGTCTGCGTTAGGGAATTTAATTACTCTAGTCGCAGTGATATTTTCTATGTTAAATTGAACTGCTCCTACTTGACCCTCTTGTTTGATAACAGGGGTAAACAGTGTCTTGTTCTTCAATTCCTGCGTTGCATTCGCAGTTGTAATAACGTTGTTTCCGCTACCAGTATTTAGTAAATTAGTTGGAGGGAACTCAAAGGTTTGATTTGAAAGCGTGTTTTGATTAGCAGTGCTAAAGTTAACTTTCTTTGTGTTGTCTGTATTATCTTGCAGGATCAGATTTTCAATGGTTTTGTTTTGAAGAATCTGTGTAGCATCTGTACCAACCAAAGTGATGTTTGTGTTGGGAACAGTGACGGTTCTGTTTGCTGTGAGAGCATCAGTATTGAACTGTGCCCAGAATGTTCCATCATCAGCGTTAGCAGCAAGTTTCAGATCAACCATCGTCTTATTCAAAGACGTTTGTTCTGCTTTTGTATCTAATAGTGTAGATGATGTAGCGGTAGGTTCGTTAGTTGTGGTAACTGTACCTGCATCAGGAAGGAAGTATGAGCGTCTAGCGTTATTAGTATCTACCCAATTAATCTGGAAGATTGCTTCTTCAGTACCATCAACAATAACAAAGTTATCCTCATCAATAAGAAGAGTCTTGTTAGTTAATGTCTGAGTAGTATTATCACCAACAACGGTAGTTCCGTTACCAGAGGTAATAGCGGGAAGGGTGAAGATACGAGTATTAGTACCAGTACCAACATTAGAAACTTCAAATCTTGCCTTAGGTCCTTGTGCATCTTCCAGAATGAAAGTTTGGTCAGAGATAAGAAAGTTACCCGTGACCTTTACAGCACCTGTACCTTTTGGTGCAAGAACAATATCAGCATTGTTTGCAACATCATCGATAGCAGTAATGAATAGCGAAGTGCTACTATTACCATTATCAATTCTTGTCATATAGACACCACCATCACCAAATGCGATACCTATTTGATCGTATGCATTTTGATACAGTCCAGAATCTCGATCCAAGTCGAAACAAAGACCAGGAGCATCCTTAGTTCCTTGTCCAACTCCACGAAAGAGTTGATTAACTTTTGCTTTTCTGTTAGGGATCAATGGATCAGAAACAACAACTGGAAGAATTGCTTCTCCCGAGAGGTTAGCATCTGAGATTGTCTCTAACTGAGAAATTTTACGAGTTCCCACAGATAATCACACTATTTGCTACAGGTCTATTTATACTATTTACCAACACCATAATCAGGTGCTTTCTCTTCTAGTTTACGAATGTCATCGTGTAACCTAGCGACTGCCTCTTGTGCCTCCTTTGAGAGTTCATAAGACCACTCCTCACCTTTTTTATTCTTGAATGTCTTTTTCATGTTTTTCCTCCTCTAGGGTTTTGTATTGCCACTCATCTGTGTGTCCAACTGTCCACCATTTAGGTTCAGTCTCGACAGCATAGTTTTGTGTGCAAACTTTGAAATCAGGTTGTTTAAGATTACCTGGAATGAGAGAATTGTCTCTCCATACTACTCGGTTGTTTGGTTGAGCGGCAAATTGTCCGTTGTCAAGGGCGATGACGTTGAACGATTTGTGTTCGGGGTCCAACTCAGAAAAATTAGTGTCAATAACAGACTTATCTGGATGAGCAGTGTCAATCGTAAATTCATACTCGCCTGCATGCATTTTTTTATCCTTACCAAAGAACTCGCAACGTCCTAAGATAGGTTTTTCTATTACGGTGATATGGTAGTCGAAAGAGTCCCATAATTCTAGAACATCTAGAGGTAACTGATCATCAGGATTGATGTCAGTTTTCCATACAAATGCACTTAAAGGTAGTTTATCATATAAGGCACCATATTCAGTAAGAAGTGTTTCAAAATATAATGCTTTTGCTTGAACACTCTTAACTGAAATCCAGATACCAGGTGTCAACTCTCCATGTCCCTTCTGATGATCATAAAGGTATTCCTTTTTCACATATACAGGATGTGGAGGAAGAGGATGTACTAAAAATGCCATTAGTTACCAGATGCGAATAATATGTTTTCAACAATACCCTCTACAAATGTCACCATTGCACTAGGAGTAGGAGCATAATGCACTGTCCAATGTGCAGGATATAGTTCTATTTGTTTTGAAAGAGGGTATGGAGATACTCTACCATGATTTATGTTCTTTACGACCTTGAAGCATCCACTATCTTCAAAATCATATGTTCCTGTATGATCTACTGTCCAAAGTTGACCTTTAGGATCAATCCAATTATACGTCATGTATCCTTCCAGATCTTTTGTCCGTAATTCTCGATTCCAGAATCCTGGTCCAAGATCAAATGTAGAATAAATGGTGTCGTATAATCCCATGGCGTTTATGTATACTGTTACTATTTACCTAAACATGGGACCTTCCATCCAAGCAACCAAAGAAATTCTTTTGCCGCTTTTAAGAGGTCTAACCCTATGTGGAACCCATGCAGGGAAGATAACACACTGACCTTTTTCAGGTTTCAAAGATTTGAAATAAGATCTTTCATAATGAATTTGAAATTCACCACCTTCATATTCTGAAGGATCACTCAACAGCAATGAACATGAAAGTTTCCTTTCCATTTGCGTTTGAGGTTTCACACTATTACCACCATTATCACAATGCCAAGTATAGAAGTCTTTTTGATCTCCGTAGTAAATAGTGGATTGAATTCTTGATGAAAAATAATCTAATTCATATCTAAAATAATCTTTGTTTGCTGCTACCATCATGTTCAATATAATGCCAGGTATCCATTCATCCCAAGGAATACCACCTGCCATCGATGATCTGAGTTCGTTTCTTTCACATGGTCTACCATCAACACCTGCAACGGTGTGTTTAATTTCTTCCTCAACATACTTTCGCATAGAAACAATCATCTCCTCAGGTAATTTACTGGGAGTCATCCAAAGAAGTTTCTGTGAAAAAGATGGTAAATTGGACATAATTAATTAGTAAGTAAGCGGGGGCGCTGCTTCTAAATGCAGATCTTTAATACTCCCCCTAAGCCAAATGTCGGACTTGAACCGACGACCTACGGTTTACAAAACCGTTGCTCTATCCAACTGAGCTAATTTGGCGGTACTTCGGGTTTACATACGTCCTTGAGTTGAATATTACATGCGAATGTTTTTCTAGTAACATCGCTTTGGTGTGGTGTAACCATATGCATAAGGTGACCAGGAAAGATAATGACATCACCTGCTTTGTAGTTTATACCACGGATATTTTGGTATCCGACCAATTTTTTTACTTCAGTTCTGAGAGACGTGCTATATCTATCTGTGAAGCAAAACTTTGAAAATCCCTCACCATCATTGGCAAAAAATACCATGGCGAGGTCTTGCATAGCATGATCGTGTACTTCTTGAAAATATCCTCTCTTGTAATAATTGATCCAAGGATCATACATAACGAACCCGAAGATTCTGTTCATCTGATTAGCAACTTCATGAAGAGACGGAGTTACTATAGACATCCATGATTCCCATTTCAAAGGAACTCTGTCAATGACACATTCTTTACCCCAACGAAATTGATCGTTGTCAATTGGTTCATGGCAATTCTCCACCGCTTCAATAAATTCTTCTGCGTTCGGTGCTCTGAAGTGCCAATAAAAACTGATAGGATAAATTAGATGACAAGACATAGTAGGAGTGAAGGGACTTGAACCCTTACGATTTTACAATCAACAGATTTTAAGTCTGGTGCGTCTACCTATTCCGCCACACTCCCAATATTATGGGTGGGTGGATGAAATGAACAGTATTCGTTGAAGGTGATTTTCATCTCCTTGTTGGTCAGATTAGCATGTTTTGCTGCAGTTGGCAAGTTCCATTTTGCTGACCAAAGCATTTCCATTGCATGACGAGTTTCAGGTCTCATTCGCTGCCTCTAAAAATTGTTTTTGAAATTCTTCTACCTGAGTCTGAATTTCTTCAGGAACAGGAGGAACTTCATTGACAGGAACCATCATAGCAGATTTTCCGTCAGGGCGAGTAATTTTCCAGCAAACTCTTTGAGTTTCTGTAAGATCCAAGATGAAATCAAAGTGATCTTCTGCTTGACGAAGTGTAATACCAATAGGTCCGATCATTGTTCTGCAAAGAGATAAGTTACCATTTCGGGATCAAGAATGTGACCGAGTTCAGAGATAGTCTCTGCAAATCCAGCAGCACCCTCGAAGTCCCATTTCCACTGAACTTCTTTGTCGTATCCTTCGTTGTCTACGATTTTGATTTTTCGTTTGGAGAAATTAACGAAAACGTGAGCGAGTTCTGTATTGGGCATGTGGTCTGTGTCTTTACTTATGCAGTATAGCAGACCGCCCTGAGCGTGTCAAGTCAATTGAGGAAAATCGATTTACCGTCGATTATGACGATACCTTCAGCAGACAAGACCATGCCTAGACCACACTTGACGGTTGCAGCGAGAGCAGCATTCAGGACGATAGCTCCAGCACCAACGTTGACATTAAACATTCCAGTAGCAACGTTACAGTTATATCCTGTTGCACCACAAGTCAAAGAATAAGGACCAAGTGGATTGACAATAGTATATCTAGGAATAGCATCAGCTGATAATCCTGGTGTCATAACTGTCTCTACAGATCCACCAACAAATCTACGAATACCAGTAAGTGCTTTGGGAATAGGTGATGGGGGTGTATTGATCATCTCAACTAAGTGAGGTGTAACAATCTCAATAGAGTTATCACCACTAAAGATTTGTTCTGCAGCACTTCTACTCTGTTGTGATGCAGAGTTTTCGTACATACTACCAGTAATCTTAGTAGATGTAGATGCAATATTTGCTTCAGCACCCTGCAATTCAAACTTAGCACCAACTGTGTTTATGTCAACATCAGAACCAAATCTGATAGTATGCTTCTGAACTTTACTGTTTTTCTTCTCACCTTTTTTATCAACAACTTTAGGAGCACCTTCAGCACCTAAGAAGAAACCACCACCAACTTCAATGTGACAATCTCCAGTAACTTTCAGGAAGTAATCACCTTTAATGTTTCTGACAACATCACCATCTACGGTAGAACAATTGTCACCATGTGTCTCCTCTGTACGGTTACCAGCATATGATGTATGATCTGCAACTAAAGCACCATCATCACCTTTTTGATTATTTTGTGTCTTAGTATATTTTTTTACCTTATCTTCAATCTGTTCAGGTGTCAGATTTGGACTTTCTTCACGAATTTTTTTACGAGCAACATACTCTGCATACAAACTCTGATTTAATTTAACAGATGTATGAGTAGTACCACTGGCATTTTTATGAATACTTGCTTGTCTGCCAGGTGTACCGACAAACATCTCATAAGATCCATCTAAGAAAGTTTTTGCAGCAGTCAGATAAGGATCTGCATCATTAAAGATGCTATCTAAAAGACCACCTGCTCTACTGTCTCCTCCACAGTCACCTCTAGATTTACCTCGTATCTTATTAATTTCTTCTAATTCTTCAGGAGTACAATGAGTAACACCAAATAAAGGATACCAACCTACAGTATCTTTACCACCATCAGCACTACGACCACAACCACTGCCAATGAACTTAATGAACATAGCAATCAAACCAGTGATTGAAGTAATACCCTTTGTGAATAGGTCTGTACCTGCTTCAAAGATTTCACTACCTGCTTGCCATGCATCGATGATTTCTTTTGCTTTACCAACACCATCGACGATACCCTTCACAGTATCAACCACACCAAGAACTGTATCGAGAAGACCTTGAACCTGACAAATAACTCTATCGATAGCAGTTTGTACACCCTGCATAACAAAGGTTGCTTTATCAATCAGACCGTCGAGTACACCTTCAAGTAAACCTACGATTGAACCAACAGGATCTGCAATGAAACCCAACAGTTGATTGTCGATCATGCAGAGAGATTTAAGGATCGTCGTAACTGCCTGTTGAATTACCGTGAAGACCACGAAAGGAGCACCAGTTGCACCACCAAGAATATTGACAAGTTCTAACTGTTCTGCAAGGTTTGCTAAAGATTGTCGCATCGCAGATACAACCTGAGCAAATACCGCACTCAAGAAGTTCTGAATCTTTGCAGTCAATGCCTTTGCACTAACAAGTTTACCTGTGACAATATCAAGGAAGTCACCATCTTCTGCTTTAATTAGTGATCCAGCATGGTCAGCAAGATCTTCTAAGAGATATGATAACTCATACTCTAGTGTCTTCCATGGTCCAGCAACACCATTAGCAGCAGGAATTGGTTTTTCTGGTTGTCTAGGTTTGTTGGGATTACCACCACTACCATTCAATAAGTTTCCTACATTAGCAGGAGATCCAGCACCAGCAGTTTCATTGGGATTACCATCCTGATCTTTACCAGGTAATGAAACGGTGTTATCTTGTTTTGGTCTGTAGAAACCCTCTTCTTGTGTAGTTGCCATAGTTGCATTAGGGTTCATCGGATGAACTGTTGCAACGTTGGGAGCAATGCCAGGTTCCATTGCTTCACCTGTGAAGGCAAATACTTTTTCTTTCTGAGTGTCTGCAGACTTCTTAACACGCATGACACCTAATACGATAGGCATCTGTGCTGCTTCTCCATCCATGAAGAAACCCATAACAATAGCGCCTGGTTGTAATTGACCAGAACTCTCACCTTGTCCATCATTACCAGGTTGACAAGTATGCTGAAGAACAGTTGCCCAAGGAAGATAATCCGTTGGCAAATCATTCGTAGTGCTACCACGAACATTAGTGTAGTATCCAAGAACACGCACTTTGACGCGACCCAATCTCATCGGGTCTTCGTTATCTTCAACCTCACCAACCCACCAGAAAAATCCGTCTTTACCGACGAAATTTACTGTAGGTTCATTAATAATACCGTCAATAGTTTGCATCTATCAATTTGTATTTTGACTATTTATCGGAGTTGCCGAAACCAGAATTATATAGGTCAAAGTCGCGTCTCGTTAAAGGAGATGATTTGAGACCCGCCTGATAACTTCTAGCAACATCTTCACCCATGATGTTGAAAGATACAATCAATCTATTTTTCTTACCTGTATTTATGGGTGCCTCATGTAAAATACTAGATGGGAATACAATTAGATCTCCCTCTCTAACAACAGGTTGATATTTCAGATTTTCACCCGTAGCAGCTTCTAAGAAAGGACAATGAAACTTAGTTGCTTCATGTTCTCCTGCATCATAGTCAACGTACAGAATAGCAGAGTATCCTGTAGCACCGTGATTATGTGGTCCATGATAATCGCCTGGTTTTGATAATTCAAACCAAAGTGCAGTGATCATTACAGGACAAGGATAAGTTTGAGAGAAATCTCTCATCTCAGTATCAATGCAATCTGAGATTACAGGCATATATTCAGGGATACCACCGTTATCATAAAAGTCGGTATACTTATCCAAAGGAAGTGCTTTCATAATTGCTTCCTTCTTTGCCTGCCAGTTATCTAGACTATACTGTCTAAAAGGAATCTTGAAGAGATAATCTCTTGCGTTACTCATAATATTTCAGGGGTTTGTTGTGTAGAGATACTCAAAGTTACTCTAGCAGAGAGAACATCGGGATCGTGATATACACCAGCAGGTATATACAAAGCATCGCCTGGTTCTACAATATGTATTGTACCATCATCAAACTTATATGATACCTTTCCAATAGCACCGACGATTAAAACATTTACCTCATCATTGTGACGACCAAATGTTGCAGCACCTTTAGCAAAAGATGTATACAAATGACAACTGGTTGTTGTCCACTCTTTCTCAATCTCTTTTACTGCATCAAATATAGTCTTAGTTTGATTTTCATTATGAAGGACAATAGTTGGTATTGATATTGTATGTCCATGAAGATTAACTAATCCATGAACACTACATGTATCAAGTTCAAATTCATTCTCCATTTTGCGAATAACATCATGCCATGTTATTTGCTTCGCTAATTCATAGCGATTCTTACGGAAGATAACCATTCTGTTCTAACCATTTACGAGTTAAGGGTGTAGGATCATACACCTCCCACATAGCACCAGTAGCACATGCTTCAAGTGCTGCTTGGGTCATACCCTTTGTACGACCTGCCCATTGTGCTTCTGCTTCCCATGGCACTGCACCTTTAGGATAAGTGCGTTCCGCCATGACACGCCACAACATAGGCACATCTTCTTCGGGTTTGATGATAGCGATCATACTATTATCAATAGTACCTGCCATACAATCCTGTGCAGCATGCCATCCTTCATGACGCATAAGTTGCATCAGGACAGCAGGATCTCCCATCCAATCTTTATTTAGATAGAAATTATTACTGACAGTATGATAGACACCACGGTGCCCAATAGGAAAATATCGTTGATCAGCAAGGTATACTTTAACACCAATTTGATTCAGTGTCATCAACAGTTTATTAAACTCTTCTGCCTGTGGTGTAAATTCTTCAGTGTTAGGATACTGTGAAGAGATATCAAGAAGAGAATATACTTCATCAACATCTTTCTTACACTCTCGAAGCATCATGCATCCCATGGAGTCATTAGAATTATATCCCTTAGTGATCTTATCCTCTCCTGCTTGCACTCCATGTGCCAAACCAAACATTAAACCAGAGAGGATTACGTTACGCAGTTTCATCAGAGTCTCCTTCGAGATAATCAAGAACAATATTGTGCAATTCCCAGTATCGTATATACCAATCAGGTATTAAACCATAATGGGGTAGGGTGTGATAATCAGAATAGTTGTCGTATAGAAGATTGAAAATATCTTCTTTAGATGGTTTTGCCATAATAAAAGTGACAATGGGCGAAGAGGGGATCGAACCCCCGACCGACTCGGTGTAAACGAGTAGCTCTACCGCTGAGCTATTCGCCCATTCTAATATACTTGTAAGTTACTTCTGATCCCCACTTCATATTACCTTCTTCATCATACCCTTGATCTTTACTATGTAGTTTGTCTCCATAGAGGTGATACTCCGATACAATACGATATCCTTTGGCACCAGTGCATTTATCACCGATCAATTGACCGTTCCATGCAGTGCCATCGAATGTGAATATCATATCACAGTTTTCTGATCTTGTCCAGTTGAGATCGTAATTCTCAACTATAAATTCCGTATCCGACACCTCAACAATTTTGTGATATCTCTCTCGATACGGTTTAGTTGGTCCGTCTCTTCTATAATAGTTTTTTGAATGCAAACCGCCCTCAATTTTCTTCCACTCTATTTCAGTAGAAGAATAAAGATGAGGGGCAGATTGTGCTTGATATCTATTCGTCCAGTGTCCTAGAAAATACTCTTCAATCGTCATATACAAGACATTCAGGTTCAGAAGGATTCTGATCGCAATACAACTCTAGGTATGTTGGATCATGATGATCTCCTGCCTCAATCTCTTTCTTATGATGATCTGCATATTCTTCCAACTCGCGAAGTTCTTCTTCAACGTGACGACGCATTTGTGGATTTGTAGTAGGATCTTGAAGAATCTGCTTGTCCTGTTCGATGTGCTTTTCGATGGATTCCATATGTTGTATACTAATGATACTTAATTATTTATATTAAGAGTCTTATCAACTCTCACAAGGTTATTCTAATCTGAATTAGATACCTTGTCAACCCGCGTTTGGCGGAAGAATAGAATCCTTTAACAATACAAGTTCTGTTTTATGTTGATTACCACCAGCAATTTTGTGTGCTACTGATGCGATAAGGTATCTACCACTATATCTCTTGTCGATTTGCATTCTACCAGGCGATTTGAATGTACCAGGCACAACCAGATTTACACCTTTACCTGCATATAGATCTAAATTACCAGGTACTGTAATTAATAGTTTAAAGTTCTTAATAGATTCAATCCGCATATACTGATATGCTTGAAGTTCTACTAATTCTTCGTAGTTTTTCTGAGGATTGTTCTTAT